TCAAAAATGGTTGCAAAAAAGTTAGAGCTATTTGTGAACGTCAATCTAAAATTAATGGATATTCAAATAATTTTGGTTTTTATGATAATGATTTTAATGATTTCAATTCTAAATTAGAAAACATTTGTCGTGAAGAGTTGACAAAACAATTTAGAAAATCGACTAAAGAGGGTCAAGAATTAGATAAAATTGACAATAAAGTTAATAATCTATTAATGACTTTATCTTATCCAAACTTAGTTGCCGAAGAGGTTGATTTGAACAAAGCATTAGAAGACGGCTCAAGTATGTTGTCTATTGCTTTAAACCCTAACACCTTAAAACAAATAAGTAATTAACACTTGACACAATAGGGGATAATAAACTATTATCCCCTATATAAAGAAATAAATTAACAAAAGGATAATATGAAACCAATAGATAAAAATCTTCAAGAATTATTATATATAACGGGGCAAACTCATAATCATATTAGCGCGTTCTCTTCTAGCTTTGGTAAATTAGCATTAATAAGACAATTAATAACAGAAGTTAGGAATTTAAAACTTGATGATGCTAGCCGAGTTAAAATTAAAATATGGCTAGATAAACATAAAAAACAATTAGAGGCTGAATAATGGCCGTTGACTTTGAAGCATTAGATCATATTAGAGCCGAGAATAAGGCTCGAGTACATGAAGAGCGAAAACAAATGAAAATTGAATTAGCTGAATACATAGACAAATGCGACAGTTATGAATTGTCAAGATTATATGATGAATACAAACGAATTAGAAAAAAATAGATTATTAACTAAAAAAGATTTTATAGCAATTATAGATCGCGACCCCGATTTATACAAGTCTATTGAGTATATAAGAAAATGGAAGATTAAAGATTTAAGAGAATTTTTTAAATTTACACATGAAATAAAAGGACAATACAAAGATATGCGAGGCAATTGTTTTAAATGTTTAACACCTTTAAGGGCTGATTATACACACCATGAAAACTATTGTATGGACTGTTAATAACCTTGAATTTTGACCCCTTACAAATATTAAATAAGTATTGATTAATATATATTTTCTTTTAATTTCTATTTGATTTGACCCCGTTATGATTAAGTTATTAATATGCAAAAGGCCGTGAGCCGAAGACCTTGCAAAACTTTTTTAAAACCGTGGTTCATGGTTCATGATACAATGCGCTTGCGCGTTGTTTTATCGATTTTTTTCGCTTGAGCGTTATTTAATGAAATTTCTAGCTTGTGCCTTGAACAATAAAATAAAAATAAAATTCTCTAAAAACGATAAAAAAGTCTAGATCTATTTTTTACTCGTTCAAGTTGTATGAGCCGTGAACCAATGGCCACGGCTCAAGATTTTAACTTTATTCGTCCCCGTTCATTTGGGCGTCAAGTAATGCCCTTTTTTCTAAATGGTCGATTTGGTCGAAAGCGTCCATTTTTTTTGGCTCATCTTCCTTGAGGTCTTCGAGATAACTTTCGGCGACTTCATAAGTATTGATACACCTTAAAGCCGTGTTTAAAATATCAAGATAAAAACCTTGCTTATCACACATTGAGCCGTATTTCGACTGACTTCGAGTTGATACATTTAAATTTGGCATATTATCATCAATATATGATCTTAAAAAATTAGAGACTTCATAAGCCTCGGCGTCATATCCAATGGCCTTAATTTTTTTAATTTCATCAATGATGTAATTATGCACGGTCTCGTCATTATCTAACCACAACTTGAAATTCCATGTTTCATAGTTAGACCATCCATTATATTTAGTCATTTTTATTGTCCTTTATATTAGTTTAATATCCTTGATATTTATTTTAAATTAATTTATAAATCAAGGTATATTTTGAAATTATTCAAAATAAATTAACAACGAAACAAGGACAATATGAATAAAGAAAAAAATGAAGATATCATTGACTACGGCAATTGCGCTAGTTGTGATAAAAAACTAGATTATCTAGGCGCGTTGCTTTGGGATAATTCGGGCTACGTTTGTAATGATTGCGATATGTCTCTAATGATCGCGCCTAATTTAGATAATTATTACAAGGACGGTAAATAGTGAATAAAGAAAAAAATCTTGCTCATCATTTAAGGGCTATCAATTGGAAAGCCTTTATTCAATCAGCAATTAAAACGGGGCTTGAAAGTCCGACCCCTTATAAAGTCATCCCCTATAAAAATGGTCGAGGCATTAAAAAAATAGAGTTTATAAAATCATGAGCGTTTTATTAACTAATACTTTTAAAGTAAAAGATTTAATCGAAACTCTAAAAAAGTTCGATGAAAATCTTGACGTTGTTTTTTATAGTGATGATCTAGGGGAAAATCATTGGTCATGTCAATTAGCCGTTGATGATGTCAACGGCCATGATTTAATTATTACACCTATTAATGAATAATTAAATAATAAAACTTACAACCAATCAATGACAACGCGCCCTTGTTTCAAGGGCGCGTTTTTTGTTTCAGTGAGCCGTGACCCGTGGCGCGTGTATCTTTTATTTATAATAGAGGTACCAACGCGACACCTAATATTGAAAGTGCGAAGCCCCCCACCCCCCTTTATACGTAGATAGGGATCCTAATGTATGTATATATATGCTTGATTTATATTGTCATAGGCTGTAAAAAACTTATCGAACATCCTTAGTGGTGCAAAAAATTTTATAAAAATTTTTTATGAAAAAAGATATAGACATAAGTAAGTTACCTGCTGACATACGTAAAACGTTTAAGCAACTCCAGGTATTACATGCTGAAAAAAAGATACGGAATAAGGCTAAAGATGACTTCCTTTCTTTTGTCAAATGCGTTTGGCCAGATTTTGTAGAGGGGTCCCACCACAGGCACATTGCAGATAAGTTTAATAAATTAGCCACGGGTGAAATAAATAGATTAATTGTCAACATGCCTCCTAGGCATACCAAATCAGAATTTGCATCCTACTTACTTCCAGCATGGATGGTGGGCCGTGAGCCAAAGCTCAAGATTATTCAAGCAACCCACACGGCAGAACTCGCAATAAGATTTGGTCGTAAAGCAAAAAACTTAATTGACTCAGAAGATTATAGAAAAGTTTTTGGAACTACTCTTAGTGAAGATAGTCAGGCAGCAGGACGTTGGGAAACTTCTCAGGGTGGTGAATATTTTGCAGCTGGAGTTGGCGGTGCAATCACGGGCCGTGGTGCAGATTTATTGATTATTGATGACCCACACTCTGAGCAAGATGCAATGTCCAAGGTATCTTTAGAGAAAGCCTATGAATGGTATACATCGGGTCCTCGTCAGCGTTTACAACCTGGTGGAAAAATTATTGTCGTAATGACAAGATGGAGTACGAAAGATTTAACAGGAGCCTTGATCGCTAGTTCGAAAGAAGTGAAATCCGACAAGTGGCACGTGGTTGAGTTTCCAGCAATCTTGGACCACGATACAGATCCAAAACCTGTCTGGCCTCAATATTGGAAGATGGATGAGTTGGAGAAAGTTAAAGCTGCATTACCTGTTGCTAAGTGGAATGCACAGTGGATGCAAAAACCAACTTCTGAAGAAGGTGCAATATTAAAACGAGAATGGTGGAGACCTTATGAAGGTGATGACATTCCAACTATTTATCATGTCATACAATCTTATGATACAGCGTTCCTTAAAAAAGAAACAGCTGACTATTCTGCTATTACTACTTGGGGTGTTTGGTACCCTAATGAAGACTCAGGTGCTAATTTAATTTTGCTTGATGCAATCAAAGGACGGTATGAGTTTCCTGAACTAAGACGTTTAGCTTTAGAGCAGTATCGTTATTGGAATCCTGAAACAGTGATCATTGAGGCGAAAGCTTCTGGATTGCCTTTGACCTATGAACTACGGAAAATGGATATACCAGTAATGAACTTCACACCATCACGTGGAAATGACAAGCATGCCCGTGTAAATGCTGTTGCACCTTTGTTCGAATCTGGTATGATATGGGCTCCTAAACAAAAGTTTGCGGAAGATGTCATTGAAGAATGTGCAGCCTTTCCGTTTGGGGATCATGATGACTTGGTCGACTCCACCACACAAGCGATCATGAGATTTAGACAAGGTGGATTAATTGAACATCCAGAAGATTATGTGGATGAAGTTGTCGAACAGAAGAAAAGGATTTATTATTAATGGCTGAATATAAAATAGATTATAAGTTAACTGCTCCACAAACTTATGACAGGGGAGATGTAGGAGAAAAAAATACTAAATTATCTAGAGATACTCAAAGAGGAACGGTTAAAGTTAATGCACCTAACTTTGAAGAAGCTAAGAAAAAAGCAAAACCTTTAATTAAAAACTCTAAAACATTTAGTAATTTTTCTTCAAGACAATCTTTTGATTCACCAAGAAAACCTAGTATCAAAATTTTAAAACCTATTAAAGCTGCAGGCGGTGGTAAAGGCAGCGATGGTACTATACAAATTCAAGAAAAACTTTTAATTAGAGATACTAAATTTAAAGGCGGTCTAATCAGAAAACCTAAACTAGCTACGAAAGGCTACTGATGATTATAGCAGCCCCTTTAGTAGCCCCGTTTGCACAAGCATTAGGTCTTTCTGTAGGTGCTCTAGGTATGGCAAAAGCAACCGATGTAGTAAATAGATATATTCAAGAAAATCCTGAACAGTCTGAAAAAATTATATCAATGATAATGCCTGCCCAAGGTATTGCCTCTGTGTTTGAGAAAAGAGGAATAGGAGACAACAATCCTCCAAGTCCAATTGAAGAAGAAAAGCCACCTCAGAAAGAACCCCCTGAAGGACCTAATCTAGGAACTGAAATAGCAGACACCTTAGCTACAGAAGCGGTTAAAAAATTAGCAGATAGAAGAAAAGAAAAATCTTTAACAACTCAAAATTTTTTAGATGATGATTTAATGAATGACCTACTTAAAATTAGGGGAGGCATAGAAGGTTTTAAAAAAAATATGGCTAGTGAGTTTCCTAAAATGCCTGCATCTACAAAAAATTTTATGGAACAAGAATTACAGAAAAAATTATTTGATAAATATAAAATTAATGAGTACCCAGAAGGTGAATCACCTGAAACAGTTAATGAATTTAGAAAAAAATATCTTGAGGATACTTATTTTAAAAACCTAGGTGCAATAGAATATATAACCTCAGTTGCTTATGATGTCATAGATGAAAAACCCAAAGACTCTATGCTTGTTGTAGATGAAGATGGACTACCTATTGCTGCAGCTAAGATAAGCATACCTGGGAAAAAAGATGTGATAAATGTTAGTGACATATATCATAAAGATTCTCTAGTAATTGTAGAGGCGGGAAGTATTTTTAAAGATGCAGGAGATCAGTTATTTAATGATATAATAAAAAGAGCAAAAGAAGAAGGTAGAAGATTTGTGGTGGCCGAAGATTTAACTTCCCCTGAAGCACTGGAGGCTATGAAGAAAAGAGGTTTTAGAACAACTACTACAAAAGATACAAAAAAATTTAAAGGCCAGAAAATCAGAAGACCAAATGGTAAATCAGCTGTTCAGAAAAACCTAGTATTAGATTTAGGTGCTCCTGAAAAAAAAGCTTATGGTGGTATGATTGATAAACCTTTAACTGGTGGAATGAGAGATATATAATGGACTACGGTAAAAAATACATGGCCAATGCTGACAAAGCAACCCAACAAAAATTTAATGATATTGTAAGAGATTTAAGAACAGATATGTCTTTAGACTCTGCTATCAGTGAAGCTCTTAGACAAGTAAGAGAAGGTAAGAAGAAGGGTGGAATGATTGACAAACCACTTGGTTCAGGAGGCGTGAAATCTGGACCGCCACCAAAATCAGGACCAAACCCACAGGGGTTGAAAGTTCCTTTAAAATAAGTTAGAAGCTAATACTGGAGAATTATTAAATGGCAGATATAGACAAGTCCCTTCCTAATGAACTTAGAACAGAAGTAGAAATACCAGCTGAAGAAGAAGTTGTAGAAGAGGAAGTAGTAGAACAAGGTCCCGTAGAAGTTATACCTGAAGAGGATGGTGGAGTTACATTAGACTTTGAACCAGGAGCAATCAATGTTCCAGGAACCGAGAATCATTTTGATAACTTGGCTGACATTTTACCTGAAGATATTTTAGAGCCAATCGGAAACGAGATGGTTGACAACTACATGGAATA